AAATTTCGAATTCTGTCCTGATTAAATTTTTCCATTGTATCTCCTATAAGGAAAATGATTTGCTCTCTACACAAAATTTATCTACGGAACTATACCATAAGAATGAATATTTTTCCATACAAAGCCCTTTTCCTTGACATAGAAATGGCTTTTCGCTATTATTGATGCGTATGTTTTCAAACTGTCCGTGTCCAGGTATTTGAAAACAAGCTTTTGAAAATGACTAAACGCATATAAATAAGGGTTTCATAAAGTCGGAATTCCGCGGCTGGAAGATTTTATGAGAAGAAAGGTGTAAAAATGGCAAATATCAAATCTGCAAAGAAGAGAATCCAAGTTGCAGCACAGAGAAACGAGAGAAACAAGGCTATCCGTTCCGAGGTTAAGACCTATATGAAGAAGGTTTTCGTAGCATGTGAAGCAGGCGACAAGGAAACAGCAAACACAATGCTTGTAAAAGCACAGAAAAAGATTGCTATGGCTCGCAGCAAGGGTGTTTACAAGGCAAACAACGCTTCTCGTAAGACTGCTCAGCTTTACAACGCTGTAAATAAGATGGCGTAAGACTTTTTAAAAAAATCAACATGAGTGCTATAGATTTTCTATGGCACTCTTTTTTTGCCATAAAATTTTTCTTATGAAATTTATCTGTATCGATTTCAATTCATTTTCACTTGTGCTAGACTTAGAAAGTAACGATAGGAATGTTATATCAAAAAACACTTTTCAACATATTCATTTTTACGCCTATGGACATTTTTTATATCTGCTTATCTTATGCACTGTTTGTTTTTATGATATTCTTTACAATCTTCACAAAGACAAGCTTGTCCGCCCCTATGGAATATGATTTTGTGAAAAAGCACAAGCTCCTTACCATAGGATTAGTCATTCTGGGTCTATTCCTTGTACTTTTCCTGTACGGAATTCTTTCCTACTTCCATATCCCTATTATAAGCTAATTGTTTCATTTTTACTTGATCTAATCTAATTGCTTGATATGAACTAAGTTCTACAGGATTCGCTTTCTGTTTTTCTATGTTTCTATTTTTTATTTCTGTTTTTCTATTTCTGTTTTTCTATTTCTGTTTGTCTATTTCTGTTTGTCTATTTTTATCTTTCTATTTCCATTTCAAGGAGTCTCCCATGTTTATTTCTCGCCCCCTATTTTCTTTGGCACTCTCCGTGCTTTTCGGGGAAATGCTCTTCTGTCCCGAGCTGCCTCTCTCCCTCCGCTTCATCCTTCTTCTATTTTATCTTTTCTATTTAAGCCTTCTTTTTCGAAAGGAAAGGCAAAAATTACTCTGCCTCTCCCTCGTCCTCTTTTTCCTTTCTTCCCTTCATTTTCAAAATGCGCTCAGCCGTTTTGAAAAGCAACACGAATGTATTGAAAGAGTCCTGCCCTTAAACTGTACTGTGGAGGGCACGATTTCCTACATTTCAGAAAATGAAACAGCCTATAGAATCTTTCTGAAAAATTGTATAGTCAATAGTTCCTTAGGAAAAAAGCCGGGAAAGCTCAGTACGGAGCAGGAAAAAAAATGGAATGCACGAAACAATCTCCCCTTCCGAAAAGTCCAAGTCCTCTTAAAAAAGACCTCTGAGGACAGATCCGAACTCCCCGCAATATCCCCTGAATCCCCCTGTCCGGCAGCTTCCCCATGTCCGAAATCTTCCCCATGTCCTTCCTCTTTTGAATCCCCCTTTTATCCCGGAGATCGGGTTCTTTTCCGCGGAAAATTCATGGAGCTTAGTCCTGCCATGAACGAGGGAGAATTCTCTTTTTTACAACATTTGAAAGCTGAAGGAATCGAAGCATTTTTTCTGGCAAACAGAGGGGAAATCCAGGAAAAAGACTCCGCGCCTTTCCTAAAACTGCTCTATAAAATAAGAAAGGAAGCCTCTCGTAATCTGGAAATACTGTATCCGAAGACACAGAGCGACTTTTTGAAAAGTCTTTTTCTCGGAGAAAAGACCGCGCTTTCCAGAGAGGAACGAAACCTTTATCAGGAAGCGGGAATCGCACATATCTTAGCTGTTTCAGGCTTACATCTTTCTTTAGTGGGCGGTGCCTGCTTTATTCTTCTCCGCATAGTAAACATGGAAATCAGTCTTGCAAGCCTTATTTCCTCCTTCTTTGTCTTTTCATTCGCACTCTTTACCGGTGCTTCCGGTTCCACACTCCGTGCTATGATCATGTTTTTTATCACTTTCCTTGGAAAAAATCTCGGAAGAGGGCAAGATAGAATCTCCTCTCTTTCTCTGGCTTTAGTCCTTCTTCTTTTTTGGCAACCGCTATTTCTTTACTCAGTCGGCTTTCAATGTTCTTTTTACAGCCTATTTCTTCTCCTTCTTCTTTCTTTACGAGACGGAAAAGAGGCTCGAAAAGCCTTCAGAAAAAAATGGGAAAAGGCAAAGAAAAACCTTGAATCGCTATTTGAGGATAAATGCGATATTTATGAGTATATCAAAGAAAAGCAGACTAATGGCTCAACAGCCCACAAAGAGAGGCTTGTACTTGCCGATATCCCTTGCAGAATATCATTTAAGACCGTGAATCAGACTGTTGAAGGGGCTAAAAGCTCCACGCCTGTACAGAGTATAAAGCTCTTTATTCCAAATGGTATAAATATTAAAGACGGCTCAAAACTTGTTATTACAAGGCAGGGTGAGGCAACTGCTTATAAAAACAGTAGTGTATTGTCAAACTATGCCACACATAGCGAGCTAGGGCTAGAACTGTTTAAGGGGTGGTCATAATGAGTAGGAATGGAAGCGTTGACACTTCGGAACTTTCTAAATTATTAGCTAATATCGAGGGCATGAAAGAGGCTACGCCTGAATTTTTAAGGCAATGCACCAACGAGCTAGGTCAAAGGTTACTACGTAAGGTTATAAGGCGCACACCTGTAGGGAAAAAGCCGACTTTCAAAGGTGAAAAGACAGCAAAGGCAGAAGGCAAAAGCGGAAAATCTAAAACCTTCTTAACTAAAGAGGGTGCTGCCTATGAAAATATGATGAAAACCTATTGGAGTGGCTATTCAGGCGGACACCTCCGCAGGAGCTGGAGGGTAACAAGCGCAGAAGGTACAGGATACAACTACACTATAAAGGTGGAAAACCCTTTAGATTATGCCAGTTATGTAGAGCATGGGCATAGGCAGACACCTGGGCGATTCATTCCTGCACTTGGAAAAACCGCGGTAGTTTCGTGGGTAAAAGGCAGGCACATGCTATCAGATTCAGTAAATGAGCTTGAAGATTCTAAGTACAAGATTGTTGAAAGCAAATTAAATGCTTTTTTGAAGGAGCGGATGAATGTTTAATGATGTAGTAGATGCTATATGCCTGACTATATCACAGGCATTTGCAGACAGGGAAATATACACAGAACAGGTAAAACAGGGATTTACTCCACCCTGTTTTTTTGTTACCTGTACAAATCCAAACGAAGGGCGATACCTTGGCGACAAATTCCAACATAAAGGGAGATATGAGGTCAACTATTTCCCTAACGAGGAAAACGCCAACAGGGAACTGGTGGAAGTTAGCGAAACTCTTTCGGATATCCTTGAAACTATCGAGGTAAAGGGTGAGCTCACACGCGGTACAAAGATGGAAAGCACCATAAGCGATGGGGTGCTTAGCTTCTTGGTAAATTATGACTACTTTGTATATAAGAGTATGGCAAAAGAGGAAGCTATGGAGAAACTGCAATCTAAAACGGAGGTAGAAAATGGCTAAAACAAAAAAAGATGATGATAGCCCTGTATATGACCTTGATTCGCTTTTACAGGCTGATAAGTATGCAGGCTACAAAGACATACTGCCGATTGTGGTAAGCCCTGATGACTTGCTAACATTGGCAGAAGTTGACAGTAAGATAGATGAATTTTTAGAAAGAGAGGTACAGTAAATGGCATTAGGCGGTGGAAATTTTCTTACACAGAACAAAGTATTACCGGGCTCATATATAAACTTTGTATCTGCTGCAAAGGCAAGCGCATCCTTATCAGACAGGGGAATCGCTACAATGCCCCTTGTACTTGACTGGGGCAAAGATGAAGAAGTATTTGAAGTAACATCTGCGGATTTTCAGAAGAACAGCCGTGATATATTCGGCTATGACTATGCAAGTGATAAGTTAAAGGGTTTAAGGGATTTATTCCTTAATGCTAAAACCCTTTTTGCTTACAAGCTAAATAAGGGCGAAAAGGCATCAAATACATTTGCAACTGCTAAGTACAGCGGTGAGAGGGGTAACACCCTTAAGGTGGTTGTTAAGGCAAATGCAGATGTGCCATCAAACTTTGATGTGGCTCTTTACCTTGATAATGAGAAGGTTGACGCTCAGACAGTATCAAAGATGGCAGACCTTAAGGATAATGCCTTCGTAGACTGGAAAAAGGGCGCAACCTTGGCAGTCAATGCAGGACTTGCTTTGACAGGCGGTACAAATGGAAATGTGACCGCAGCCAATCATCAGAAGTACCTTGAAAGAATAGAAAGCTACAGCTTCAATACTATGGGTGTAGTAACTACAGATGAGGCGGTCAAGACCCTCTATACTAACTTTGTAAAGAGGTTAAGAGAGGAAGAGGGTATCAAGTTTCAGACGGTGCTTCACAAGAAGGCGGCAGACTTTGAAGGCGTAATAAATGTTAAGAATACGGTTAAAGGTGAAGGAGCTGACATCATTTACTGGGTTACAGGCTTACAGGCAGGGTGTACAGTAAATAAGTCCTGCCTGAACCGTAAATACGATGGCGAATACGAAGTAAATGCGGACTTCTCACAGTCCGAATTAAAGGCATCTATAAAGGCAGGCGAGTTTGTACTTCATAAAGTTGGAGATGAAATCAGGGTATTATCTGATATTAACTCACTTGTAACCGTAAGCGACACCAAGGGTGAGATATTCAAAGAGAATCAGACTATACGAGTAATTGATCAGATTGCCAATGATATTGCGGTACTCTTTAACTCTAAATATCTCGGCAACATTCCAAACGATGCAGATGGCAGGGTAAGCCTTTGGGCTGACATAGTAAAGCACCATGAGGAATTACAGAAGATTAGGGCTATTGAGAACTTTAGTGACAAAGATGTAACCGTAGGGCAGGGCGACAGCAAGAAAGGTGTAGTTGTCGCTGATAAGGTTACTGTAGTAAATGCAATGGCTCAGCTCTATATGACTGTAACAGTGGCATAGATTAAGAAGGGAGATTACAAATGGCAGAAAATATCACGATGAAAGCCTCAGATACCTTGTCGGCAAAGATGGCAAAGGTATTTGTCACAATTGATGGGAACAGATACAACCTTATGAACGCCATCAACCTTGAGGCTAAATTTGAAAAGACTAAGACTGAAGTACCGATATTAGGACAGATGGGAGCTGGTAATAAGGCGACTGGCTGGAAGGGTACAGGCTCGGCGACCTTCCACTACAACTCAAGTATGTTCAGGGAGATTGTAGAGAAGTTTAAGGATACTGGAGAGGATACATATTTTGAGATTCAGATAACCAACGAAGACCCAACCTCAAAGGCAGGAAGGCAGACGGTAGTATTGCTTGGCTGTAATATTGATGGCTGTATGCTTGCTAAGTTCGATGCAGACGGCGAGAATCTTGACGAGGATATGGACTTCACATTTGAAGATTTTAAGATACCTGAAAAGTTCAAGCTCCTTTCAGGCATGGCGTAAATAACTTTTTAATCATGGGGTACTCAGATACTGCGTACCCCACTATATGTAAAAGAAATGGAGATAATGATAATGAGTAATTTTGAATTATTTATGAAGGCTAACAAGGTAAAGAGAGAAAACCAGTTTATTGCAGCCACAAGCAACTTCTTAGATAAAAACGGTCAGCCTGTTAAGTGGGAAGTTAGACATTTAACCACTAAAGAGGCAAACGCAATCAGAGAGGATTGCACTACAGAAGTACCAGTCAAGGGTAAGACTGGTATGTACAGAAGTAAGCTAAATACTAATGAATATTTAGGAAAACTTGCAAGTGCTGCGGTGGTTTTCCCTGATTTGAACGATAAGGCTCTACAGGATTCATACGGAGTTATGACACCTGAGGAGCTTATCTTTGAAATGATTGATGACCCTACAGAGTTCAACGAATTCCTTGAGAAGATTCAGAACATGAGCGGTCTCGATAAAACCTTAAATGACAAGGTGGAAGAAGCAAAAAACTAATTGAAGAGGACAGCATGGCAGGGGTTGTGCATTACTGTCTGCATAAGCTCCACATGCTGCCCTCTCAGTTTTTAGAGCTTGAAGATGAAGATAAAGCCTTTGTCATTGCTTCTGTAACCTTGAAAGTGGAAAAAGAACGCAAAGAGACAGAAAGAATCAAGAGAAAGGGGAAAAAGTAATGGCAGGAATAAACGCAAGGATAAATTTGGTTGACGCCTTAAGCGGTCCGATGCAAAGAATGATTACCTCTACCGAGAACTTAATCAACCACATCAACAGTGTAGAAAGCGCAATGGATAGCGGATTTGAACCATCTGTGATAGAAGAAGCAAGACATCAGGCAGAAGTATTGTCAAATCAGATAAATACAGTGAGCAACAGCATAAACAATGCCGAAAATGAGCAACAGAGCTTTAATAATACTGTAAATGGCGGTACTTCTGCAATGGGTGGGCTTGTAGCTAAAGCCATAGCGCTTACATCTGCATATATGGGTGTAGGCAAGCTTGTGAATATGTCAGACGAAATCACACAGGCAACTGCAAGACTGGACATGATGAATGACAAAGCTCAGACTACCCCTGAACTTTTTAATATGGTATACCAGTCGGCACAGAATGCAAGAGGCTCTCTTACTGATATGGTGGATGTAGCGGCAAGGGTTGGAAATAATGCAAAAGATGCATTTAGTAGTTCTAGAGAAGTAGTTGACTTTGCTAACCTTGTACAAAAGCAAATGACAATTGCAGGTGCTGGAACACAGGAGGCATCCAATGCAATACTCCAGTTATCACAGGCATTAGGCTCGGGAGTATTGCGTGGTGATGAATTGAATTCGATATTTGAGCAAGCTCCAAACCTCATTCAGTCAGTTGCGGATTATATGAATGTGCCGATCGGCAAAATACGAGAAATTGCACAAGAAGGCAAGCTGTCCGCGGATATCGTAAAAAACGCAATATTTGCAGACGCTGACAATATAAATGCTAAATTTGAGCAAATGCCTATGACTTGGGGGCAGGTTTGGACAACCATGTCAAATGCTGCCATAATGCAGTTACAGCCTTTGCTTGAGAAGATAAACAGCATAGCCAACAGCCCACAGTTTCAAGCCTTTGCCTCTAACGCAGTCAATGCGGTTGGACTTATCTCGAATGCTTTGATTGGGTTGATTGACCTAATAGGCGGTGTAGCCAGTTTTGTATCTGACAACTGGGGAATGATTGAACCAGTTATAATGGGAATAGTCACGGCGCTTGTGGCGTATAACACCGTGATGGCTATAACTAATGTGCTTAACACTATAAGTGCGATAAGGGCAGGTGTAAAAGCTGCCGCAGATGCCATGCAGGCTGGAGCAACCTTCGCAGCAACCGCAGCACAGTACGGTTTTAATACAGCACTTATGGCCTGCCCACTTACTTGTATAATAACAGGATTAATTGCGACGGCGGCAGCATTTGTTGGAAATGTATTACTCGGACTGGCGAATTTTGTAATTGGGCTTTTTGTAGAAATTACAAATCTTTTAATAACATTCGCTAATTTTTTCGGCAACATATTTGATGACCCAGTAAGTGCTATAGCGCATTTGTTTTCAGGTTTATTTGATTTTATCCTTGGGGTTGTTCAATCTGCTGCAGGCCTTATTGATACCTTGCTAGGCACTGACTTATCTGGTGGAATTCAGGGATTTAGAAATGATGTTGCTGCTTTTGTAGATGAAAAGGTAGGTAAACAGAAATACGAAGCAGACAAAATAAACGCAAATGACTACAAATTGAAAAGATTTGAATATAGTAAGGCTTGGGATGCAGGATATGGTTTTGGTGAAGGCATTGAGAATAAAGCTAAAGGAATGTTCGGAACTGCCGGCAGTGGAAATGTTGACACAGCAAATGCATTTGGCGGTGGTGGTTATTCGGCAGGCAGTCATGTACCAAGCGGTTATGATTCTGTTCCAAACGACATTGCCAATACGGCAAAAAATACCAAAAAATCTGCTGATTCCTTAGATATCACTAATGAGGACTTGCAGTATCTCCGTGATATCGCTGAAAGAGATGTTATAAATAGATTTACTACGGCAGAGATTAAGGTTGATATGAAAAACAACAATAATATCTCTTCAAGTACCGATTTGGACGGTCTCATATCAGACCTTACGGATAAAGTCACAGGAGCATTAAACATGGCAGCGGAGGGGGTGCATAGGTAATGGGTTATGAATTTAGACTAGGTAAGTTACTCCTTCCTGTATCCCCTTCGAGCTTTCAATATTCCATCAAGGGGAATAATAAAAAGATAAATTCAATAAACGAAGGGGAGTTTTTGATAATCAAAAAGGCTAAACTCTCAGAGCTAAGTTTTGAGTTTATGCTCCCTAATGTTAGATATCCCTTTGCGGTGTATAAAAATAACTCATTTAAGAATGCTAAATACTTCTTAGATGAGATTGAGAAGCTAAAGGTCGCGAAAAAGCCTTTTAACTTCATTATCGATAGGTCAAAGCCGAACGGTAAAAACCTCTACGACTATAAAGAAAAGGTTGTAATTGATGATTACACCCTTAAAGAGGGAGCTAATCAGGGCTTAGATGTTATGGTGTCGATAAAACTTACACAGTATCGGGCGGGTACTTTTAATACGATCAAGCTAAAAGTAGACAAAAAGGGCAAAAAGAAGATTAAGACTAAAAAGAAGAGGCAGACGCATAATGCCCCAATGTCTGATAATAAGGCAAAGTCCTACAAAGTATCAAAGGGTGATTCTTTGTGGCTGATTGCTAAGAAGTTCTATGGCGATGGTTCTAAGTACAAAAAGATAAAAGAGGCGAATAAAAGCAAGCTAAAGCGTGGCAATATGATATTTAGCGGACAGATTTTGACCATACCAAAGTAAAGGGGGCATATATGAAGGTTACTTTAATAATTGCAGACAGCAAAAGCAGACTATATGCCCCTGTTGTCCTTGATGATATTACTTGGAAAACAGAACGAAGGGGAAGCCCAGGAGTGTTATCCTTTAAGATTCTTAAGGATAAAGAATCAAATAGGTTTTCTGAAGGTAACCATGTGAGGCTTGAGGTGGACGGTAAAAAGGTGTTCTACGGCTTTATATTCTCGATTAAGAGGGATAAGAGCGAGAGCATAAGTATAACAGCCTATGACCAGTTAAGGTATCTAAAAAACAAAGATACAATGTTCTACGCTAATAAAACGGCAGGAGATGTTATCAAGACTATTGCTAAGACCTTTAGGCTTCAGACTGGCAAAATTGAGGATACGGGATATAAGATTCCAAAGAGGGCTGAGGACAATGTGACACTCTTTGACATCATTTACAATGCCCTTGATGAAACCCTTGATAACAAAAAACAAATGTATGTTCTTTTTGACAAGTACGGCAAGATTACACTGATAAGCCTTAAAAACATGGAGGTTAACTTTGTGATTGACGAAAACAATGCAGAGGACTTCACATATAATTCAAGCATAGATAAAGATACCTACAATCAGATAAAACTTGCCTTTGATAATGATAAGACAGGCAAGCGCGAACTCGCTGTAGTTAGAGATGGAAAGCATATCAATGAATGGGGTGTCCTCCAGTATTATGATAAATTCAAAAAAGGTGAGAATGGGAAAGCTAAGGCAGAGGCATTGCTTTCGCTTTACAACAGGAAGGCTAAAGGCTTGTCATTTAAGAATGTTAAGGGCGATTTTAAGGTGCGCGCTGGTAGTCTTATAGGCATAGCGATCGACTTGGGCGATGTAAAGGTTAAGAATATGATGCTTGTTGAAAAATGCACTCATAAGATATCAGAGAATGAGCACTTTATGGATTTATCGGTAAGGGGTGCAGATTTCATAGAATAGGAGTGTAAATGGCAGATATAAACGATTTGCTTGCAGTCATTAAACAGGCGGCACTTGATGCAGTGTATAATGTAAAGCCTGTTGCTTTTATGTTCGGTACTGTAGAGAGCACTAAGCCCTTAAGGGTAAAGATAGACCCAAAACTTGTACTTGATGAGGCTTTTCTTGCATTAACAAGAAATGTAAGTAAGTATTCTGTTGATATTGAGATTGAGGAAGAGACCGAGGCAGAACAGGGGCACAAACATAAAGTAAAGGGTAAAAAGAAGATAACCGTTGATAATTCTCTTAAGGTTGGGGATATAGTCCTAATTGCTAGGGAGCAGGGCGGGCAAAGATTCATAATAATTGATAAGGCGGTGGGATTATGATACCTGAAAGTTTTATATCAGATGTTGACCTTGAAGAGGAGATAGAGCCGAATAAGACTTACAAGATGAACTTCAAGGATAACATTGTAGAGGGCTTTGTTGATGATATGGATGCAGTAAGGCAGGCTATTTATAAAGTTCTTGGAACAGAGCGATATGCCTATCCGATCTATAGTTGGGATTACGGTATAGAGTTATCCGACCTGTACGGCGAGGATACAAGATATGTGTGTGCAGAGCTTGAAGATAGAATTAAAGAGGCTTTGACACAGGACGAACGCATTACAGATGTGATAGACTTTACTTTCAACACGGAGGGAAAAGGTATCGTTAAAGTGGCATTTACAGTGGAGACAACCGAGGGAGATATCGAGATTGAAAGCGAGGTGAATTATTAATGTATGAAGAGATGACATTCGAGGCGATATTGGAGAGAATGCTAAACCGTATCCCCGATAGCCTTGATAAGCGCGAGGGCTCTGTAATATATGATGCCATTGCTCCTGCTGCCTTGGAGATAGCGCAGACTTATGCCGACATGGACAGCGTTATAGATGAGACCTTTGCAGATACTGCGTCAAGGGATATGCTTATCCGCAGGGCTAAAGAGCGAGGGCTTACCCCATACCCTGCTACTAACGCAGTAGTAAAAGGTGTATTTGATATTGAAATCCCCATAGGTGAGAGATTCACACATGGGGATTTAATTTATACGGTTAAAGAGAAAATAAAAGACCACGAATATAGCTTAGAATGCGAAAGTGCAGGGATTGTAGGAAATAAGCGGACAGGCTCTCTAATCCCTATAAGTTACATCGAGGGGCTGGGCAGTGCTGAAATAGCAGAGCTTCTAATCCCTGCCGAGGATGATGAAGATACGGAAGTATTTAGAAAGCGTTATTTTGACACCTTTAAAGCAAAGGCTTACGGTGGCAATAAACAGGATTATATCAACCGTACAAATGCCATAGGAGGCGTAGGAGCTACCAAGGTTATACCAATATGGAATGGTGGCGGTACTGTTAAGGTTGTTATATTAGATTCTGAATTCAATCCAGCTAATGGCGAGTTGATCAAGAAGGTACAGAAAGAATTAGACCCATCGCGCGATGGAACAGGCGCAGGCATAGCTCCAATAGGTCATGTGGTTACTGTTGCAACCGTTGATAAAGTGGCTGTAAATGTCAGGGCTAAAATAACATTTGAAAGCGGTTATAACTTTAACAGCCTTAAAGCAGATATAAGCAAAGCAGTAAGCGGATACTTGCTAGAATTAAGGAAGGCTTGGGCAGAAAGCGAGAACATAACTGTTAAAATCAGCCAATTAAATACACGGATAACGGCTATTAAGGGAGTATCCGACATAGAAGGCACAACAATCAATGGCAAGAATTCAAATCTTGTTGTGACCGCATACAGTGTGCCTGTAGATGGCGAGGTGGTAAATAATGCGTGATATTGATATCAGGTCTTATGTACCGCCTTTTTTGTTGAAATACAGTGAACTAAAACAGTTGTACGAGAGCGAAAATCCTGAATTTAAGAAGCTGAATATTGAGGCTGACAACTTGCTTGATAATCAGTTTATAGGCTCAACCAACGAAAAGGGCATAGCAAGGTATGAGGCATTACTTGGTATAAGCGGAATGCAGGAGTATTCCTTGGAAGAACGGCAAATCAAGGTATATACGGCATGGATAGATGATATCCCTTATACCTTTAATACCTTGAAGGAGCGTATAGAAAGATTATGTGGTAAAGGGAATTTTACCTTGGTAGTCAATAATGAGGCTAACAAGGTAATTATAACCACGCATTTAGAGTACCAGTTGCAATCGGAGGAGCTGGAAAGAATGCTAGATATTATCCTTCCTGCAAATATGGTGCTTTTAATCACTAACAGCTTTGATAATACGCTTCAGGCATCTTTTATGTATGCAGGTGGTGGAGTGGTTACAACTGATTATATTGAGCTTACAGAATAGGAGGCAAAATGGCAGAATTTTCAAAATTGATAATAACAGACAAAGGAAAAGAGTTATTATCGAGCGTTGCGACAAGCACAAATAAGATTGAATTTACAAGGGTAAGTACATCGGATAGAGCCTATAGGGAAGAGGAAATTGCAAGCCTAACAGACTTAGCAGGAATTAAGCAGACAAACCATATATCAAGCGTTGCAGTTCAGGCAGGCGGTAAAGTCAAGATTGAGGCTGCCTTTGAAAACCGAGAACTAACAGAGGGCTACTTTATAAAGGCTATAGGTATATACGCAAAAGCTGGGAACGGTACGGAAGTCCTATATGCGGTAGCTATCGAAAAGACTGGGCGATATTCAATACCACCTTATAATAATGCTACTGTAAGCGCGGTATATCTAAAGCTCTTCCTTGCGGTTGAAAACCTTGAGAGAATTACTCTTGAAGTAAGCCCAGGGGCTTTTATAACAGTAAGCGAGATAGGTAGAATCAAGGACGAGTTGAAGGCTGAAAATACGGAGACAAAAACAAAACTGGAGCAACAGGGTGAATCGCTTAAGCAGTCACTTACTAAGGCCATCAAGGATATAGCCGACAGCAAGGGAGCGTCTACAACAACCTTCAATGCTGACGGCTCTATAGTAACCGTTAACAGTTTGGAGACTATAACTACAACCTTTAATAAGGCTGATAAGTCAATCCTTGAAAAACACGCATATAAGAACGGAACATCAAAGACCTTAAAAACAGTTTTTGAAGGTAAAAAAATAATAACTACGGAGGTAAATTGATATGCAGGTTGAAGCGATTCCTATGCTGATTAATGGCGATTTTTTGAACGCACCACTTGATGTGAAGATGCATCTAGCTGATTACAAGATGTACGGCGAAGATAGCTATGTTTTTCAGCAAAAAGAGCTGTTGCATGGCTTGTATGAATGTACCTATTTATCTATGAATGATAGGCGAATAAATGGAGAGGCTTTTGAGTATTTGACTGCTAATAATAAGCACATAGGTAAAGCTTTATCCAATGTATACGATATCGAGCAGAAAGAAGAATTATCCGAAGAAGAAATGCAGAAATTAAGGGAGGAGGAAGAAAAAGAACGATAAAGAAAAGACAGGCTTCATCAAAACT